ATCTATAATGACAAAGTTACATCATGCTAAGTATAGATTTGGTTTTACTGGAACATTAGACGGCACACAGACGCATAAGTGGGTCTTAGAAGGACTGTTTGGACCATCTTATAAGGTAACTAAAACTGAAGAATTAATGAGACAAGGGCATCTTTCCCAGTTAGATATTCAGTGTATTGTCCTTAAACATCCAGAGAAGAAATTTGAAACCTATCAAGATGAAATTGAATATTTAATAACCCATCAACAAAGAAATACCTTTATAAAGAATCTCACATTAGATCTAAAAGGAAATAGTCTTGTCTTATATTCAAGAGTCGAAGCTCATGGACAAGTCCTTTATGATTTAATAAATAAAGATAAGAAAGATGATCGTAAATTATTTTTTATTCACGGTGGAGTAGACGCTGGTGAAAGAGAATTAGTTAGGGAGATTACTGAAACCGAAAACAATGCTATAATAGTTGCATCCTATGGCACATTTTCAACTGGTATCAATATTAAAAACCTCCATAATGTTATCTTTGCTTCTCCAAGTAAATCACGCATACGTAATCTGCAATCAATTGGACGAGTTCTTAGAAAAGGAAAAGGAAAGGTAAAGGCGACTCTATATGATATTTCTGATGACTGTACTTATAAATCTAAAAGAAATTATACTCTCAACCATCTTATCGAAAGAATTAAAATCTACAACGAAGAAAACTTTAATTATGAGATAATAACTATTCAACTAAGGAAATGATAGACGAAGACTTTTTTGCTACTATTAAATTTAAATCAGGAGAAGAAATCTTTTGTAAGGTTGCCTCCAGCGAAGAAGAAGATAGAATTGTTTTACTGGTTTCTAATCCTGTTGTAATAGCTGAGATTAAAGGACGCACGGGGATCGTCGGTTATAAAGTAGAACCTTGGTTAAAGAGTACTAAAGATGATATGTTTTTAATTAATTTAACTGATGTCCTTACAATGTCTGAATCAAGTGATCTAGAAATGATTACTATGCATCAACAATATGTAAAACATAATGATAAACATGGTGATGGTAGTAGTAAATATAAACTTAATCGTAAAATGGGATATCTATCTACTATTAATGATGCTAAAGAGTCTTTAGAAAAAATATATAAGGAAAATAATAGTAAAAGCTAATACCTATCCTTGAACCTCCACAAAGGTATTCTACTCGTCACTCTGTCACTTGTCAAGTCTGGGTAGAAATGCTATAATATCTACATAATAGTGATAAAGACCCATGATAATGAAACCTGGTATGGCTAAAAGAAAAAGGTCGGAGCACTATGTAAATAACAAGGAGTTTCTTGCTGCTTTAATAAGGTATCGTGAAGATAGGGAAATTGCACAGATACAGGATAAACCTAGACCTGTTATCCCCAGGTACATAGGTGAATGTTTCTTAAAGATAGCAAATCACTTATCATTTAAACCAAACTTTGTTAACTACATGTTTAAGGAGGACATGATCTCTGATGGAATCGAAAATTGCGTTCAATACATTCATAATTTTAATCCTGAGAAATCCCAAAATCCTTTTGCTTACTTTACGCAGATTATACATTATGCATTTCTCCGCAGAATACAAAGAGAGAAACGCCAATTAGAAATTAAGAATAAGATTATTGAGAAGTCTGGATATAATGAAGTGTTTGATGACAGTAATAAGATTGACGGAGACAATTTTGCGGAGTATAATTCTATTAAAGATGCTGTACATGCAAAACTTCGTAATTAATGAAAGTTGTAATTATAACGGACCAGCACTTTGGGTGTCGGAAGAACTCTAAACTTTTTCATGATTATTTCCTGAAGTTTTATAATGACATTTTCTTTCCTACTATAGAGAAGGAAGGTATTACCACTGTTATTGATATGGGTGATACCTTTGATAGTAGAAAGGGAATAGATTTTGGTGCATTAACATGGGCCAAGAATAATTATTTTGATCGATTAAGAGATATGGGTATCACTGTCCATACTATTGTAGGAAATCATACAGCATATTATAAGAATACTAATGAGGTAAATGCAGTTGATTTACTGTTACGGGAGTATGATAATATTAAAGTGTATTCTGAAGTATCATCTATAATGGTAGGTGATTGTAATGTTACTCTTGTACCTTGGATTAACAGTGATAACAAGGAGATGAGTGTAGCATTGATTAATAAGTCAAGATCTCCTGTGTGTATGGGACATCTTGAACTTAATGGATTCAGAGCCACCCCAGGTCATATGATGGAACATGGAATGGAGTGGGATGTATTTAAGAAATTTAAAAAGACATTCTCTGGACATTATCATTGCAGATCAAATCAAGATAATATTTACTATCTGGGTAATCCTTATGAGATGTTCTGGAATGATGTAGATGATGAGAACAGAGGATTTCATTTATTTGATACTGAAACCTTAGAACATACACCAGTTAATAATCCATATAGACTTCATAAGGTAATTTATTATAGTGATCATGATTATCAACTTTTTGATGCAAGAGAATTAGAGAATAAAATAGTTAAGGTGGTTGTAAGGAAAAAGAGTGATCAAGTAAAATTTGAAAAATTCATTGATAAGTTGTATAATGCTAATGTGGCTGAACTAAAGGTTGTGGAGAATTTTATTCTTCATGATGCAGAAAACTTTGAAGCATTTGAATCTGAAGATACTCTCTCCCTTCTTAATAGGTATGTTGAGGAAGCAGAGGTGGATCTTGATAAATCCAGAATCCAAAAAATGATTCAAGATACGTATCAAGAGGCCTGTGAGATGGTATAATGTTTATACTAACCATTACAGGAAAGGAAAAGGAGGGAGCTTATGCTGTAGAAGACAAGAGAGGAGGGCAAATTTTATATATCTTTGAAGAAGAAGACGATGCTGATAGATATGCTATGATGTTGGAAGATGTAGGATATCCTGATATGAATGTAATTGAAGTTGATGAAGATTTAATGATGAAGACATGCCATATTCATGGATATGAGTATGCAATCATTACTAAAAATGACATTGTAATTCCACCTGAAGATCATGATTATAAGTAAAGAACATTTTGCTCCTGCCACTACTCCTAAGAAAGATATATCTTTTCCTTCAATTCTCAGACCTTTTAAATGTGATCATTTAGTGAGATTGGGACAAGATTATGATGGTGGTTATATTGTTAATAAGATGGATATAGAGAAATCTAATATCCTGATTAGTATTGGAGTAAAGGATGATTGGTCTTTTGAAATGGATTTCTCCAAGATTAATGATTGTGAGATGGTTTGCTTAGATAAAGAATCTCAAGTTTCTCCTGATGATGTGTTTTATAGTGGCCATCGTCAGATGGTTTATAAAAATATAGGATTAGAACCATCAGAGGATGTAATTCCTTTTGATCATATTATTAATCTTCCTAGTGATAAAATATTTCTAAAAATGGATGTGGAGGGAGAAGAATATAAATTTTTAGATCTTATTATTCAGAATAGTAATAAATTTTCATCTATATGCATCGAATTTCATTATCTAAATGAAGCCCATAATTTTGATGCACTTATTAATTTTATTGGTAAGATAGATCATAAATTAGTTCATCTTCATCCCAATAATTGTGGTATGGCATTTGATAAAACTTGGCCACATGTGATGGAATTATCCTTTACTTCCTCTGATAATATTAGTTATGATCCCTCCTTGACTTTACCAAATTCATTGGATATGCTATGTTGTCCTGAAGGAAGGGATTATCAAGTAAATTTTTTTTAAATCATGATTACATTTGAAAAAATACGCTGGAAGAACTTTTTAAGTACTGGCAATCATTATAGTGAGGTTCAATTTAATACTCATGCCACCACTCTCATTGTAGGGACAAATGGTGCTGGTAAGAGTACGGTATTGGATGCTCTTACGTTTAGTTTATTTGGTAAACCTTTTAGAAAGATTAATAAGGCTCAGTTAATTAATACTACTAATGAAAAAGATTCTAGAGTGGAAGTGGAGTTTTCTATTGGTGATACTGAATGGAAAGTAGTAAGGGGAATAAAACCTAATACATTTGAGATCTGGAAAGATGGTAATTGTTTAAATCAATTCTCTAATGCCAATGACCAACAGAAGTGGTTAGAGCAGAATGTTATAAAAATGAACTATAAGTCCTTTACCCAGATTGTAATTCTAGGATCAAGTACTTTTGTCCCCTTTATGCAGTTGACGGCTACCCATAGGAGAGAAGGAATTGAGGATCTATTAGATATTAAAATCTTTT